TACCGCCTTTAAAGCGATGGACGATGAAGCTGTTGATGCGGCTAAACGCGAGAGCGGTGCGCTGGCTCAATACGCAGCCAACGAAGTCAAAGCCTATGGACTCACAAGAAGATTTGGACAGTCCGCTGTCAATCGCATCACTTCTGGCGTTAAGGTTTCCAAGTCCTCGAAGATTGGCGAGTTCTCTTATGGATTCGCGAGTCAGCGTTTCTCTGGTGGAGCATCGACTAAAGACCTTTGGGCAGGTTACGAATTTGGATCTAATCGTTATCGTCAGTTCCCAAGAAGAACCCCTCGCCAAGGAAGAGGAAATTCTGGCTATTTCATCTACCCAGCACTTCGCAAGATTCAGCCTGAACTAGTTAAAAAGTGGGAAGAAGCATTCTCAAGGATTTTAAAGGAGTGGGATAAGTAATGGCCGGAAGTAGAACGCTAAAGCTATCCATCCTTGCTGATGTCGATAACCTAAAAAAAGAACTTGGTAAAGGCTCTCAAGAGGTTGAGGGCTTTAGTGGTAAGTTAGAGAAGTTCAGTGCAGCTGCTAAAGCGGCTTTTATTGCTGCTGCCGCCGCTGCGGGTGCGTATGCAGTTAAGTTAGCGGTTGATGGCGTTAAAGCGGCAATCGAAGACGAAGCTGCTCAACAGCGTCTGGCCAATGCTCTACGCAATGTTACTGGCGCAACGAACGAGCAAATCGCTTCAATAGAGAAGCAAATTCTTAAGACTTCACTGGCTACCGGAGTAGCTGACGATCAACTTCGCCCAGCGTTGCAGCGTTTAGCGGTAGCAACTGGGGACGTTACCAAAGCTAACGATTTATTAACCCTAGCCCTTGATATTTCGGCTGCTACTGGCAAATCTGTGGAAGCGGTCTCAAATGCGCTAGGTAAAGCTTACGAAGGCAACACCGGCGCACTTACTCGCTTAGGCGTTGGTTTATCAGCTGCCGAGATAAAGACTTTAGGATTAGAAGGCGCAGTAGCTACTCTTAGCGAGACCTTTGGTGGAGCGGCTGCTACTCAAGCCAATACTTACGAGGGTCGTATACAAAGACTTCAGGTTGCTTTTGATGAAGCTAAAGAAACTGTCGGAGCGGCTTTATTGCCTATCCTTGAAAAACTTCTTGTATTTATTACTGACAAGGCAATTCCAGCCTTTGAGAGATTTAAAGTTAATGCTATTGATCCAGTTATCAAAGCTGTTAAAGACAACGAGGACACTCTTCGCGGACTATTCAATTTTGCCAAAAATACGCTTGTCCCATTCTTCTTAGGTAACTTGGTAGATGCCATTAAGGTAATTGCCACAGTCGCTTCTGGCGTAGTTAGCGCGGTGTCTTTTGCTTTGAGAGCTCTTGAGCCAATTATCAATGCTGCGATTACCGGTATCAATGCAGTTATTCGAGGCATCAATTTAATTAAACCCGGCCCTGATATTGCTTCTATCGGTAAAGTAAATTTTGGTAGTTCTGGCTCTAGTGGCTCAAATACTGTTGCTAGTTCATCCTTACCATTTGGAATAACCGCAGCTCCCAAGGTAACGCCGTCAGCCGTTGCTACTCCAACAATCACCACAAGCAATACTCCAGCTAGTACGCCAATAGTACCTACGGCGGTATCTAGCGGAATTGGGGGCAACTTTAGCCCAGCCGCTTTTAGAGCTGGCGAAGAGCGGTCAATGGCTGGAGTGACCATTAATGTCAATGCTCCTAGCGCGATAGATGAAGAAGGTTTTACTAGAGCAGTCATTCTGGCCCTGAACAATTCTGAACGCCGCTCCGGCGGTGGAAGTAGCCAGTTAATTCTATGACAATTTGGAGCCCTGTCTATCGGGTTAAAATTAATGGCTATACAGTCACAGGAGCAACCCTTAGCGGCTTGACGATTACCTCTGGCCGTACCGACATTTATTCGCAACCAGTGGCGGGATATTGCAATTTAACGCTAATCGAAACTCAAGAGTCCAGCATTCCGTATGAAATTAATGACCCTATCTCTATCGAAGTTCAAGATTCAAGTTCGAACTGGGTTAGCCTATTTGGCGGCTTTCTAACCGATATTTCAATTACTGTGCAATCTAGCGGATCAACTGCTACTTCACAGAAAATTCAAATTGTTGGCGTTGGAGCCTTAGCCCGCTTAAACCGCAGCATATTTACTGGCAACCTAGCCCATCAATTTGATGGTGACCGCATTTACGATTTGTTAAGCACTGCGCTCTTTGATTCTTGGGATGAAGTCCCAGCTGCTACAACTTGGAACGATTATGACCCAGCGGTTACTTGGGAGAACGCCGAAAACTCAGGACTTGGAGATATTGACCAGCCTGGAGATTACGAGCTTCATTCGCAAAATAACGTCAATGGCACTCTCTACTCGCTAGTAACTTCTTATGCCACTTCGGCTCTTGGCTATGTCTATGAGGATGCTCAAGGCCGCATTGGTTACGCCGACTCAACTCGCCGAGCCCAATATCTCGGAACTAACGGCTATGTCGATTTAGACGGCAATCACGCAATCGGCCCAGCTCTCAACATTACTAAACGAGCGGGTGACGTTCGAAATAACATCACTGTCGGTTATGGATCAGATGGCACTCAGCTGGTGACTGACTCAGATGCCACATCTATTTCTCTTTATGGCGATTTAGCTGCCACTTTTGCGACCACTCTTCGCAACCAAGGAGACGCCGAAGCCCAAGCGGCCTTTTACCTTCTCATCCGCGCATATCCTCAATATGCCCTAAAGCAGATAACTTTCCCACTAGGCAACCCAGAAATTGACGATACTGACCGCGACTCTTTATTAAATGTGTTTATGGGGTTGGCTCTAAATATCCAAAACCTTCCCGGCAATATGACCAATGGAGAGTTTCAGGGTTTCGTTGAAGGCTGGACTTGGACGGCTAACCTAAACTCCCTCAGCTTGACCCTTAATCTCTCACCTGTCTCATTCTCTCTCCAAGCCTTCGGCTGGGATGATGTGCCAGTAACGGAGACTTGGCAGACCCTTTCACCTACTTTAACTTGGCTAGACGCTACAATAGTGGCCTAAAGGAGAACTATGGCAAATACGACAAATTTCGGATGGGAAACCCCTGACGACACCGATTTAGTTAAAGATGGAGCCGCTGCGATGCGGACTCTTGGTAATGCTATCGACACTTCTTTTGTTGATCTTAAAGGTGGGACAACAGGCCAGGTCTTAGCTAAGGCATCAAACACCGATTTAGATTTTACTTGGGCTACTGATGCGTCAGGAATTCCTGCAACTATTTTTGATGCTAAAGGTGATTTGATAGCAGCTTCGGCAGCAGATACGGCGGCAAGGTTGGCTGTTGGAACAAATGGCCAAGTTTTGACGGCCGATTCATCTACCGCAACAGGTTTAAAGTGGACTACACCAGCTGCGGGCGGCAAGGTCTTACAAGTCGTTCAAGCTGGAACAACAACGGCGGCAAGTAATTCGACAAGCACTTTTGCTGATACTAATTTATCTGCCACCATTACACCTACTTCAGCAACCTCAAAAGTTTTGGTTCTAGTCGCACAAAACGGCTGTAGAAAAACTAACGGAAATGCTAATAATGCTATCGAATTAAGATTGATGAGGGGCGCGACCGATTTGGGTGAGTTTTCCGCTTATGGACTTCATACAGGAACAACTTTAACGTTAGATGGATTTAGTTTTGGTTTTAATTATTTAGACACTCCTAACACAACATCGGCCACAACTTACAAAACTCAGTTTATGAACACTAATAACACCGCTGCGGTTGCCGTTCAATGGAATAACGATTATTCCACAATTATTCTATTAGAAATCGGAGCATAAAATGGCCAGAGCTGCTGAAGTGCTAGAAATGTTAATACCTCAAGGTGGATGGATTATTAACGGCGAGGAATACGAAGGCATTGAATTTTTAAATTGCGAACCAATTACAAAAGCTGAATTTGATGCAGGATTTGCTAAGTATGATGCTTGGAAAATTGAACAAGATACTAAAAATGTAGCAGCAAAAAATGCATTATTGAAAAAACTTGGTATTACCGAGGATGAAGCGAAACTGTTATTGGGCTAATGGCTAAACTTTGCAAAGCCGGACAACAACTCAGAGAGCAAATCGATGATGATTATCCTGAGCGCGATCGTAAGTCTGATGGTTGGGTGGCTGATGCTCGTCACGTTGCCAAAGGCACTTCTGACCATATACCAGACGCTAGAGGAATCGTCAGAGCTCTAGACATAGACGCTAACCTTAACGCTCATCCTGAAGAGACTTATGCCCTAGTGGAGAAAATCCGCAAGTGTGCCAAGCGCGGGGATAAGCGGATTAAATACATAATCTATGACGGCAAGATTATGAGCCCGATTTTAAACTGGAAGCGCAGAAAATACAGAGGAGCAAATCCGCACCGCTCACATTTCCACGTCAGCTTTACAACTCTGGGAGACAACAACGGAAAATGGTTCGACCTAGAAGGAGAAAGACAAAATGCTAAACGATTTAAAAAAGGCAGCGGAGAGCTGGATCAAGACATTTCTAGCA